TCGCAGTCCCATACAATGCCCAACTACTTCGTGCAGCGTGTACTTATCCACATTCCACTGGTTCATGTACAGCGTAGACAACCACACATCGCACTCCACTATCTGTAGGCTAGACTCATACCAACTCCATCGTGCTCTGCCACCTGTAGCCTCCTCCACGTTGTAACCTATGTCGCGGGGCAGCGGCTTCTGTAGCATCGACTCCATCACGTCCTCGAATCCGCAGTAGATCACGTTAGACCTGTCTCCGTGTGTCGGAGCTACGTATGTCTTCCTCTGGTACACGTTATCGACAGGCCCATGCTTGTTCAGCATCTCCTCAACTGAGGTCTTAACGTAGTCTGGGCAGGTGTCAGAGATCATCCAGTTGAATGTCGTTGTCCACTTCTCCCCGTCATAGTTAGCAGCCTCAGCATCGTCTGTGAAGACAACGTAACACCCTATGATTATGGCTATGTAGCACACCGTAGCCACTGCGAAGTCTATCAGTAGTTGCTTGTTCATAAACAATCTCCTATAAGTTGGCCCTGAAAGCCACACCTGTTCAGTGCATCACGGAAGTGCTTCTCTCTGTCGTCTGCTTCTAGTCTACGTAGCTGCTCACGTCTGCCGTAGGCTCTGTTGTCTATCACCCACTGTTCCAGGACTACACCGTTCGCCTTCTCCTCGTCTGTCCTGTAGTCTGCGGCGCAGCTAACGCTGAGTAGCACTAGCAGCCACACGGACTGCATAGCCATGACTAAGAAGTCTCTAGCGTTCTTCATCGCTCCCTCCTACCCTCAAGGACATCACCCACATTAGCCCCAGCCAAGCACCTCCACTCATCACCACTAGCGAAGGCACTATAGCGCTCAATGCCCATAGGGTGATAAAGGAGACTACGGCGGTGTACGCCAACTGCGTTAGAAACAACATTGCTATGCTTAGTATATTCATATTCCACACACTCCTGAGCTACATTGCTCGTCACTGTTCTCTTCAAACACGACGCCCTTATGTCGCATTGCTTCTTTGTACGTCACAGTCGTTAAAGGCTGTCCACCTCTGGAGCCGTCAGGGTAACAAGTGAAGCCTCTGAGCCTTGGGGCGTACTTTGCGAGGACATTAGCGAATCCATCCACGGTGTCTTCGTTGTTGAACTTACTTCCCCAGCTTGGCATATTGATTGTGCTGGAGATTGCCATGTCGACGTAGTCTTGAATGTCGGCTTGGAACTTAATACGACGCTCGTAGTCGTCAGCGAGTCCTGCTGCTGTCTCGATCTTGTTGGGTTCGAGGCCATGTCGCTGGATGAGGTCTTCGGCTGTGCTGTCAACGACGTATTCATACTTCCAATCTTTCCCGCCAGTGAGATAGCGACGTTTGTAAGCAACAGCGTAGAGCGGTTCAATTCCTGTAGTCGTCCCAGCAAGGATACCAATTGTTCCTGTGGGTGCGATTGCTCTGTAGGCAACAGGCCTGCTAATACTGAGCCGGTCGCATAGAGAGTTCGCAGCTCTCTCAGACTCTTCTCGATAGACTTCAAGCCATGTTCGTAGCTCAGCGTTGATTCCATATTCATATCCTCTCTGTAGTAACCATTCATGTACGCCCATAAGCCCTAAGCCTAGACGTCTGTTCTTCTGACGCACCTCATACACCTTCTTATAAGGTAGATCAGCCGTTAGTGTACCACATACAAGAAAACCAGCAGCAAGGCGCACCACGCTTCTGAAGGTATCAATGTCAGGACAGGCGCCCATGTTGATGCTGCCAAGGTTGCATACATCGCTGTCATCTGCTGACGTAACCTCACAGCAAGCGTTCCTAAGTGTCTCATCTTCTTTGTCTCCGAAGTTAAAGCTAAATCCTGGTTCACCTGTCTGCATAGCTTGTCTACAGTTCTGTAGGAACGTCTCAGGCAGGAAGCCATTGTTGATGTTGTCTAAGAACTTGTCGTCATAGTTCAAGCTAATGTTAGTCATGTCCAACGGGGCAGGGAAGTTGAAGTTGTTCTGCTTAGCATCCCAGACTGTGACGTTCTTAGCTATCTCGATGCTGTGCCAATCCTTCGCGGCTAAGAACTCCTGAGCGTCCCCGTGTTGCCAGTTTAAGGAGGCGTATATGGCGCTGCGTCTTGAGCCACCCTGCATTACGTTTCGACCAATCTCGTTGATGCTGTTCATAAGTGGAATAGCGCCTGAGGCTGTTCCTCCAGTTCTGCCCAAGGGAGCGCCAGACGGACGGAGTATTGAATAGTCCACTCCAATCCCGCCGCCACTCATTAGACAGTCTGATGCGCGTTTGCAGATGTTTCCCCATTCTTCTCTGGTGTCCTCTTCAGCTTTAAGTAGGTAGCAGTTGTTGTAGAACGATGCTCTACGACCTGCGTAGTAAATGTAGCGGCCTCCTGGAAGGAATTGCATACCCGCTATCATCTTGGTCAGCTCTTCCGAGTCTTCCTTAGCCATTAGGTTAGTGGTGACGTCTGTGACGATGTCGGCTGCTTTCTCTTCCCAAGTCTGCTCAGGCGTTAGAGCGTACTTCTGCTTGAATATGTTCTCTGCGAATGTGCTTCTAAATGTCAAGAGCGATCTCCTTGTTGTGGTGCTGCATTGGTCTGCGTAGCCGGTGCAAACACCTTCTGTACAGGGGCTGCGAATATCTCGCATTGTATGTGTCGTGGTTGGTATTCTTCGCAGGCTGCTATGACTTCTTCGTAGCGCAGCTCCTTATCTGTGGGCGGGATAAAGACAACAGCGGCTACAAACACAGTCACTAATGCCCCCAAGATCGCTCCAATTGTAAATTCGTCCATCATAATTCTCCTAAGTTCAGTGTGATATAATGAGGGGCTTGAAACCTGTCGGTCATAACCCCGTCCATTTCCATCCTGGTTACTAGCTCCCTATTCCTACGCCAGATGTTTAAGTCTGCCATGCCTGCTGGGAAGTCGGCGCGTTTAGCCCTGTAAGTGATGTGGCAGAAGCCGTAAGCGTCGTAGTGAGTCTCTGTGGTGTTAGGCATACGGTACGGAGCATTGCTGATTGCGGCTTCTGTACAGTCTCCTAACGTCACAGCCATGACGATTAGCATAGTCTGTCCCCATGTCTCTAGGACTTCATAGATCATTATCGTTCCTGTATGTGTGCTTCACGATGGCAGTTAGCGCACAACAACGCGCATTTGTCCAGCTCTGCCGTTGTTTGCTCCCAAGGCTGAAACGTCAGCTTAGACACTTCAACGTCCTTCTGTGACGGGTCTAGGTGGTGGAAGTCGAAGACGCTAACAGGGAACTCCTGCTGACAGCTCCAACACTCACCGCCTAAGTAGTCAATGCACTGCTCCTTAAACTCCCTGCGGTACTGAGCGCTCCTGTTCTTGTTACATAGCTTACAAGAGCTAGACAGTCCCGACTTAGCTTTCTTGTCTGTGTTGAACTCGTCATTCTTCTTAAATTCCTGACAGCGTGAGCAATGCTTCATAGTTCTTCTCCAATCAACCTGTTTAAGTACCACTGCGCCTTCTCTAAGTCTTCCTTGCCGTTCTTGTACTGCCAACGGTGTGTGTATTTATGTACGTTGCCTAGTAAGTAACCCTTGAACTGCTCCTCCGTTAGTTGCTGTCTTAGGTAGTCAATGCACTCTACACCGCCTTTGTTGTAATGGTCTGGGCTGTTTACTGCGTCGGTCTGTGTTTCAGAGAAGAGGCTCTTATTGAAGTCCTGTCTAACCGCTCTAAAGGCAGCGTCCCACTCTTCCGGTGTTGCGTCGTTTAGTGAGTTAGTCATCAACCTGCTCCTCTAGTTCGTCTGCTCTGTCTTCTATGCGATCTATGAACCTCTCTACTAAGTCTTCACTGTTAATCTCTAGTAGTTCCATTAGCAATATCTCGTCCAGCTTGATTAGTCGTTCTTGTATCTCCGTTAGTGTTAATGACATCTCCTACTCCTGGACTGTGTAGTAACTAATCACTGTGTCTAATGCGCTGAGGAGCTGCCTACGGTCTTCGTAGTCCTCGTGAGTGTACGGTGTAGACATCTCCTCCTGCTCTAGGCTCTCCCTGTCCTCTATAAGAGCCTCCGCCACTACCTCTTCGATCTGTTCCGCTGTTAGCTTCATGCTGTCACCTCGTCTGCGTAGGCCTGTATGACCGCTGCCATGTCGTCATGGTTCAGAGACACACTCTCAGTCTCGTCGCCCACGTATGTTATAATAGTTACACCATGCTCTGTGACGAACAGGCTGACTACGTCGTTAATGTTGGTGTGTAGTACGCTCATTTCCCTCTCTCCTTGTTCGTCTTAGCCTGATGGCATTTGTCTTTGCAGAGTATCTGTAGGTTGTCTTCCTCGCAGAACAGTCTCTCTACGAAGCCAGGAAGGTCGTCGTAGGTTTTGAGACTACCTGCTGGGACGATGTGGTCTACGCTGATCTCCTTGTCCTTAAACCACTTCTTACACTCTACACATTTATACTCGAACTTGTGCCTCTTCCCTGTTACAGTCCTACGGTGTTTCTTTTTGAAGTTCTGTATGACAGGGTAGCGCATTGTGGCCTGACGTAGAGCAGAGCGAATGAATTGCCAATACTTCGCTTCTGTCCATGTCTTGCCTGCTCTGGTGCGTGGCTTGAGCTGCCTAGCCATTACTTCCAACCCCTAGTCTTGTAGCGTTTCTTCATGGTGAGGTAGGTGCGTCTTACACAACCGTCCAGTATAATAGCATACCTGTCTGTATACGCCGTCCCTTTCCCGTTGTACTGCTCCGTAGCCGTATAAGCCTTCATAGGAAGGCCTTCCATAGCTTTTTTAGCTCTCATAAGTTCTCCTGTACTTCTGCGATTACTTCGGCCTTAACAAACTTCATAAAGTCAGCCTGTGGGTGTGCTTCCCTGCGTAGGAACACTAAGCCTGTGTTCTCTAAGAACCTGTCAGCGCCCATCTGGTCAATACAGATGAGCATCATGTCAGACTCCTTAGTGCATCCGTCTATCAAGTCCCCAGCCATTCCTGGCCCACAGCCCTCTACACCTATGATGTTGTCTACAGCGTCTCCGGTGAGGAATTGCTTGTATAACGTCTTAGTTGCTTCGAGCTGTGTAGCCTGTCGTGTCTTAAACGTGGTGAAGTTGAAGATAGGATTGGTTAGCTGATCGAAGTCCTTGTCTAGGCTTACGACAGTTCCTCCATCGGCTGTGGCTGCTATGGCGATGGTGTCATCAGCCTCA